TAGTATACAACCAACTTTTTGAGCACTTTTTTTAGTATACAACCAACCTTTTGAGCACTTTTTTTAGTATACAACCAACTTTTTGAGCACTTTTTTTAGTATACAACCAACTTTTTGAGCACTTTTTTTTAAAAAGTGCAAAATAGAGATGGCTACCCCACAAAAAACCGCATGGGATAGCATTGTAAACCTGATTAGCGATACAGTCATTGTCAGCGCTGCAGAGATTCATGCACTTATCCCTGATTCAATCCTATTTGGCTCCCTCTTGCTCTATGCGTTAACACAAAACATGGCATTTGGCATCTTTACTGTTTTCCTATTTGAATCCATCCTATCTCATAAGGTTATTTCATGGATTGCAGCACAAACTGCAGGACCTTCTGAGTCCCGGCCCATTGATGTCAAATGTCGAGTAGGATACAAGACCCCACAGTATTCTGCGGGCCGCATGTTTTCTCATGACCCTTATCCGTCCTATGGTGTTTTCTCACTTACCACGATTGCCACCTATTTAGGATTGGCTACCAAACACTTTGCGGAGACAATGACACAAATGGGCCCTGAATGGCAAGGACGTAGTATGCTGGCCTATTTCTTTATTGCACTTATGCTGGCCATTTATGTCATATGCCGCGCAAATTACTGTGATTCCATTGGCGAAATTGTGATTGCCATGGTACTGGCAGTAATGTCAGGAGCTGTCTTTTTCTTTCTGAACATTACCATCTTTGGAGATGAAGCTATGAATTTTCTGGGCTTACCCTTTATGACCCCCAAACAATCGAAAGGTCAAGACATTTATATTTGTGCATAGGCATAAGCATACACACATAAACACATAAACACATAAAAACCCCATAGATGATAGAATGGATTCACTACAGAGCATCATTTCTGATATTCGTGTATTCCTTTACGGTGGAATACGAACACTACCATTAACTATCGCGGGCACCATGATAATTCTTGGCTTATTTACTGCAAATTACGCCATGATATTTTTTCTACTAGGCTATCTCATTCTTGCACCCCTACTTGCCGCAGGTCTCAATCTAGGGTCTGCCTTTCTTCTGGAGATGTTTAAAATAACCATGTTCACCGTAAAAGCGGCAGATGTATGTAACATTGTAGTTCCTTATATGACCATGAAAAATATGGAAGAGTCAAAGAATCAAATCATTGTGATTTCAATGTGGTCAGCCATGATGTCTTTCTTTTTTGGCTACATTATTGGAAATGCAGTGGAATTGTTCACGTTTGAATCCGCGGAGACCGATGACAGTGACCATAAACAGAGCAATCGAAAGTTTCAAGCCATGATTGCCTTCTTTTCCATCGTAGTGGTGACGGTCGGAATCATGGGCTATCGCATGTATACTGGATGCGAATCGGTATGGGCTACTGTTCTTACGTCATTGCTCTTTGGTGCAGGAGGATATGGATGGTACCTATTTCTGGGTGCAGTAGGGCAAAATCGACTGTCGGATTTGTTTGGAATTGCGAATCGGTTGCTGTCACCGTCTGCGATTGAGAATGCACCTGTCGCTTGTGTACCAGTCTAGGCATGTCTACATTACTAGAACTATCCGCTGAAGGCAGATAGGTGTACCAGTCTAGGCACATATGTGCCTAGATATCTAAACGAGATAGTCAACGGCCGTCTCGTGTACTAGTCCTACTAAAAAAAATCATAAAACCGCTTCATTTCTTCAAACAAACGTAGTGTCCGCTTCGTATCTTCATACGTGGACCATCCTAGCCGTAATGCAGCCGACATTTGATAAGAAACCGTATGTAGATGTTTACTAAAATGAAATGGCTGACGATAGAGTTCTTCGACGTGCTCTATCGTCATCGTAGTTTCTTTATGGGTCTGTTGATTGACAGCACTGTGTAATTTAAACAACCACTGACGAAGGTATTCCTTTGTAAAAGACAGGATAGGATGGGTAGATACATAGGCAGTATAGTGTTTTTTACACTGTGGGCATGGTAGGGTAAATTGTAGGGTTCGTAACAATCCTGTCCAAATACGAGATTCTTCTTGTGGAATTCGCTTAAAAGCTTTTGTTCCGATACGTTCTGCTGCAGAATGCAGAATTGTCCATAATGGGGGGCCCCAAATGTAGGTTTGGGGCGGATCCATGTAGTAAAGAAATACAAAAAGAGAAGGACATTCTAAACTCAAAATCTATGAACTAGATAGAATGTCAAGTACAAATGAGAAGGCAAATGCATCAGTAAAACCAGCCTTTATCGCCAATGTAACGAGTACAGGAGATATCTCTTATATAGATTCCATCGTGAATGAAAATGCAATGGATATTCCTGAAGAAGATGCAGTCGTCACAGCGGAAGCTGTTGAGGCAGAGGAAGCAGCCCCCCCCACTACACCCGTTGACACAGAGGCGTCCAATGGTCGTAAACTGTCCAATGGTCACAAGCTGTCAACCCATGACGGCATGATAGCAGAAACTATTGTTATCGACCATATTAAACATATTCTCCCTCATGTAATACCACAGCCCAATGATAAAAAATGGAACCATTTCATGTTTAAACACGCATCAGATGAAGCTGCATTTACTGCCGTCTTAGAAGCCATTGATAATGATATTACGGTTACATACAATTTTATAAATAAAAATAAACCAGATGTGACATTATTACAACATGGTACTGTATTTGGTAAACTTCATTTTTTACATATGGACCGGCCAGATAAGGGTCATCCATCCAAATATTATATTAAATTGCACTTATTTCATTTTTCAAGTAGTGATATGTTTGAAAAGGTAAAAACAGCGGCCGTTGCATTTTTTGGTGGATTGCATGCACATGGTACGAATGTTTCACATCGTGATAACATTTCACATGGTACGAATGTTTCACATCGCGCTGATGTTTCACATGGTACGAATGTTTCACATGGTACGAATGGTACCAGTATGTCACATCATATTCCAAAAAGTCTTACAAATAATTCAAATAACATTTCTAATGTCATTCTACGTAGTACTAATAGTATTTCGAATGGCATTGCTAACAGTGTTTCGAATGGCATTGCGAATAGTGTTACGAATAGTGTTGCGAATAGTGTTCCTAAACACGTGTCACATAGATCTTATGGTGATACCCCTATATATCGTAAGCACAGCAGCCTTGAAAAGCGCAGCACCTTTGGAAAGCGCAGCACCTTTGGAAAGCGCAGCACCTTTGGAAAGCGCAGCACCTTTGGAAAGCGCAGCACCTTTGGAAAGCGCAGCACCTTTGGAAAGCGCAGCACCTTTGGAAAGCGCGGCACCCTTAGAAAGCGTAAAACCTTTAAAAAGCGTAAAACACTGCATAAAAAACCCTATAAAACACAGCATAAATACCGCAAACCATATTATACTCATAAGAAGAAGCATCATAAACGAAGACATACCCGCAAACACTATAAAAATTGAATAACACGTACTCTACATCATAACCAGACTCGCTTCCATATAACCAGACTCGCGTAACCATATGAATCCACCCTCCTATAAAGTGCCTCGTCTCCTCTGGGAGAATCTCGAATCCGTGCTTCTGGCCCAGTCCAAACGCTACATTGCCGAGTTGGCCAAACGCCTCGACGTACCTGAAAAAGAACTCCTCAAAAAAGTGCTACCTACATCCGATTCCCTAAAAATCATTCTCCTTGATTCTCAGATTGAATCCAATCAATGTCATGCCTACATTCAACAAGGTGCCATGACAGTTCACTGCAAACGACCCGTGACTCACCCTTCTGAATTCTGCAGTCATCACGATGTCCACCGAATGACTATTCTTCAAGGGGCACCCCCACTGCCTATTCAGAAAGTCAAAGACATGGCTACACTGTCTTCCATGTGGGTTCACCAGACGACACTGCTGAATGCGAACGGGGATATGGTAGGTAAAATAAATGATGGAAAGATTAAAATCTTCACATATGAATAGAAATGCGACAGACCAGAAAACAGAAACCCATGGCGATTGCGGTCATTCACACTCCGCACATCGAGGGCACTATCGAAGTAGTGAATTGCATGTATGGTGTCACCCTAAAGGCTCATTTTACCAAGTTACCTCCTGGCAAACATGGGTTTCATATTCACAAGGCAGGAGACTTGCGAGGTGAAGGCTGCCAAGGACTATGTGAACATTACGATGTGGGACATCACAGTCATGGTAGTTTTTTATCCAAAGAGAAACACACAGGCGACCTCGGTAATATTGAAATTAAACCAGGAAAAAAACATTTCAAACATACGTATTGTATTAAGAATACCAGTGTCCAGAACCTGTGGGGGCGCTCTATTATTGTTCATGAAGATGAAGATGACCTGGGGCGGGGTGAATTTGAAGACAGTGCAACCACAGGGCATTCTGGGAAGCGAATGGGATGTGCGATATTCGGAAGGGGACAAACCCGCAAAGCGGGTTCTCCCTTTAGACCCCTGTCTGGATATAGCTCTGGGCACAATAGACGCAATGGGCACACTAGACGCAATCAACGCACTTCTAAAAAATAAAGAAACAAAGAAGCGGTACACTCTCACACAATTCGCCACTGTTTTTTTCTAGGCGCCAATTCTTTCTCTAGCGGCATTCCTGTGATTACAGGAAACTGTGTCACAATGGATGCCAAACAACAGTCAGCACTGTCCACGATTGGCAGTGGTTTGACCCACGACAGTCGTGCTACACTGGGTTGATACAGTCGCACGTAGGCTGAACGGGAGACAGTTTTCTTTACATTATATACCATCGGTATATGGGATTTCTCCTTTTCTACCTTGGTCCATTCGTCAGGAATGTCATCAGGAAAGAAGGTATCATAAAAGGCCTCCATGGCATCATCCGAGACCCATTGGATGCGATGGCCTCGAGTACCACGGGCATATTCGGTCAACGCCTCCTCCCAAAAGGGACACCCCTGTATTCCGCTCTCCACATCATACAATCCATACAGTGAAGGTCGTATCACTGCCAGGCATCCTCGTGGAATACTGTACTGTCGGCGTTCCCGTCGACCCTCCATTATATCCCATGTTTCCAGTGTAGCATGATACCGTGCGTCAATGGTCAGAGGCAAGGCGGACCATGTCTTTTCATCGTGACAGGCCACACTAAGTACAGCCAGACATCGCACGACCACGTCATATTCTGCCGTGCGATAGCCCAACAGTTCTTCGTAGCTTTGAAGCGCTTCCAAATATAGTTTATATTCTGATGGCCCTTTGACCGTATCCACGAACCAGTATAGTAGCCACCAGACACGGTCTTCGGTTAGGTATCGTGAGGCCCACCAGGCCGCCATCGCTTTGCCTTGATAGAGCGCTCGAATGAAATAGGATTCAATGGGTGACATCGAAGATGTTACCGGAAGCGTCGCAATTGGCGTAAGTGGCGTCCGTTGCGTCACATGGTCAGGCGGCACATCTGTGAAAGAGACAGTGGCGGCCAAGATGCGCCACAGTGACCCATCGCGTCGCGTACACGCACTTAATTGATAGGCCGACAACAGAACAGCCTCCTCCGTCACTTCCGTACCTTGTAGCAAACGCCAGGCCTCTATCATCCATCGTACATGAAAGGGGCCACGTTGCCACATCCACGTCTTAAACAGTGTGGAAATGGCCTCTCCCACGTAGCCACTGACCAGCAACTCTTTGCACCAGAAGAGGGTCTCTTGGTGCTGGACACGACAAGAAGAATAAGACAGTGCCGCATGAACATCGTCTGCCTCATAAAAGTGACGGGTAAGCGGCATGGTTGACTGTGATAGAGGTGTACTACACGTTTCAATTTTATGTTGTGAAATGCGTTCTGCCAATGGACATTTAAAATGCCCAAATGTGTAAAGAGGATGTCCAGTCCACGAATGAGCGATGCGAACATCGCGGATGAAATCCTCCCGCGTCTCTGGCTTGGTAATGTTCACGCCTCCACCGATGAAGACTTTATCCATGAACATCACATTGAAGTCGTCTTTAATTGCACCAAAAATTTACCCTTCTCTCCGATCATCCCTCACAAATATCGTGTACCCGTGGATGATAATTTAAAGGAAGAAGAGATTCGCAACATGGAGCTATGGTCCGCGGAAATTACCTACAAAATCATGGCAGAATTTAAAGAGGGTCGAACCATCCTGATACACTGCATGGCGGGGATGCAACGGTCGGCGGCCGCGGTGGCCTTTTTTCTTATCGCGCATACCAAGATGCACGCTCTGGATGCCATGCGCTTCATCAAAGAACGCCGTCCCATCGCCTTTCATCCACGGGCCAATTTTGGGCGGTCGATTGATTATTTTGATAGGAGGTTTCATGGGGAGATTTTGCCTGAACTGAAGAGGATGGAGGTGGCGAAGAAGCTCAACTAGGGGGGGACATCCCCACTTCGCGGGGCCTCCCCCCAACCCCCTGTCGGTTAGTATCTACGTTGTATTTGCTGTATCTACGTTGTATATGCTGTATCTACGTTGTATTTGCTGTATCTACGTTGTATTTGCTGTATCTATTGTATTTGCTGTATCTACCTTATATAATATCAAAAATAACTCTGTTTTTGATATTATGTTGTATTTTCTATTGGTATCTAGTGTGTATCGTATTTACTGAAATCGTTTCATTCGCGCCTCACGAATGTACCGCTGTCGCTCCTCTCCTTGAAAGTAGTCCCATGCGAGTGCAATCGGCAAGCTCGGGCGCGCGTGCGCCCGCGGCACGGCAGGAGGGAGAATACTCGTATCATGCTCGGCATTGGCCTCTAGCGCCAAAGGTGCTGCCAAAGGTGCCGCCAAAGGTGCCGCCAAAGGTGCCGCCAAAGGTGCTGCCAAAGGCGAGGGCGGCGGCACAGATGCGGGTTGGACTGGCGACTGGGCCTGCTCTGCGTGGGCCTGCTCTGCATGGGCCTGCTCTGCGTGGGTCTCCTCTGCACGGGCTTCTTGAGTTTTACACCTTTGGACATTTAAAACGCCGATTTTTATGACACCATAAAAATATTATTATTGATACACTTTCTTTTTGCAATGCGTCTTTCTCGATGATTTTCTTTTATATTTTTCATCTCTCTCATACGAACCTTGAAAGATGCGGTATAATATTTCACTCGGAATATCCTTTACTGTATCCTTAATATTACTCTTGAGTTCTTGATAGGTTATTCCTACCTTCTTTTGTAGTTTAGATTTGAATACACTAAAGAAATTTTCTATGGCATTGGTAAAATGCTGGTAAGGAACAGCATACAATACTTGGTTATGTTTATTGATTAATTCTCGTATCCTTTCATTACGATGTAAACTTGCATTATCCAAGATGATGAGTTTATTCTTATACTTTGTAGTAATAAACTCCTCTAAAAAATCTACCAGTCTATCCGTATCAATACCACCCTTTTCATACAACGTCCATCCTTCCACCCCTTCGGTGCTAATCGCCATAATTGCTGTGTATCTCTTGAATACATCCTGCGAGGTAGTAGTAATAACACATCGTTTACCGACCTCGCTATAACAATGTTTACGCTTTTGTAGTGCGTTGATACTGGTTTCATCAATACAAATAATATCCTCTAACTTGTACTTTTTGACCTCCTTGTAAAAGTCCTTGAGTTGTTGGTTGATATTAATGTCTTTTCCATATCGCTTGGTAGGTTCATGACGTATACATGTCATCTTTAGTGATATATCATTGTCATGAACAATACGAGCAAGATGTCGTCTTGATAATTCCAACTCTGGAAATTTGTGTAAAGTCAGACCTAATAGGTCTTCCATAGTGATAGTTTTATTCTTCTTGATTTCTTCCAGTATGAAATCAATATGCTTTTGTTTGACTTTATAGGCAATCGGACTACGAGAGCGTCGAGAAACACTTTTACGGGTTTGATACTTGTCTACCCAACGCATGAGACTACGAGATGAACACTTGAAGATAGAACAGGTATCCGTCTGAGTATGATCCGTATCTAAGTAATGCTGGACAGCGGTAAGTTTGTAGTCATCGCTTTTGTGGGTCATTTACTTATAAAAATGAATATATTTATAAAAATTGAATGTAGAGTTAGAAGAACGATTCGGTAACAATAGTAATGTATCGTAATCAAAGACGAGCATTTACATTAGAGATTCTTGAATCATTTTGTAAAGAAAATAATATTACATATGATGCCATCCCTGATAATGTAAACGTAAATCGTGATACACGAATTACTGGATTATGCTTAACACCATGTTGTGAATCAAAATTTACAAAATCATTTCATAATTTAATTGATATTGGAGGTGCTTATTGTACTAAATGTTCTAAAGAAAGAGGAAAAGAAAAAAAGAAACTTACAAATAAAGAAAAATTTGGCGTGGAGCATTGTTTTCAATCAAAAGAACTTAGACAAAAAGCAAAAGAATCTTCTTTAAAAAAATATGGAGTAGAACATCCATCACAATCCGAAGAAGTAAAACAAAAAATTGTAATCACTAATACAGAAAGATATGGAGGACATCCCACACAAACTGAAGAAGTAAAACAAAAAATTGTAATCACTAATACAGAAAGATATGGTGGACATCCTACGCAGACAAAAGAGGTACAAGACAAAAAGAAGAAAACTGTTCAAGAAAAATATTGTGTAGATTCAGTATCACAATTAGATTCCGTTAAACTAAAAGTAAAGGAAACATGCTTAGTCAATCATGGAGTAGAAAACCCATCAAAGTCTGAAGAAATTAAACGAAAGAAAGTGGAAACATGCTTAGTCAATCATGGAGTAGAAAATCCATCACAGTCTGAAGAAATAAAACAGAAAAAGGTTGAAACAAGTATGAAAAATTATGGTGTTCCATATCCTGCACAGTGTGAAGACATCAAGGATAAAATAAACTCTACAAATATGGAGAGATATGGCGGACATCCATTCAAGTTAGAAGAGTTCAAACAAAAGGCAGTTAACACGTGTCTTCTAAATCATGGTGTTCCATATGGCATGCAATCAACCATTGTACAAGGTAAAGCAAAACAAACTAATATTGATTTACGCGGTGTTGAATATCCAATGCAATGTCCTATTGTTATGGAAAAATCAAAACAATATTATAGAGATAATTATGGGGTTGAATCATGTATGCATGTTCCTGAAATAGCAGAGAAATGTTCCAAAAGTGCATTTTCACTAAAAGAATATATCTTACCATCGGGTAAGATCCTAAAAATTCAAGGATATGAACATTTTGCATTAGATGAAATTATTACTCTCTATCACGAGGATGATATTATAAATGGAGTATTGAATGTTCCTGAAATCTGGTATGAAGATGAATATGGTAAAAAACATAGGCATTATGTAGACATCTTTATTCATTCGAAACAGTTGTGTATTGAAGTAAAATCCACTTGGACTGCTGAAAAGAAAAAAGATAATATATTTCTTAAACAAAATGCAGGAAAGGCACTTGGTTATCAGTATGAAATATGGGTATACGATAGTAAAGGCAATAAAGTAGAATGTCATGTTTAATCCCATTTAAATAATTTACATCATATATAGATAGCAATGTCTGAACTCGAAGTAGAAAATAAAGCACTCAAAGAAAAAGTTGAAACACTTGAACAACGGGTCATGGAATTAGAAGAAAAAAATGCATCTTATGTAGACCGTCAAAACAAAGCACAACGGAAATATGTCGAAGCCAACCCTGAAATCACCAAGGAGCGAAAACTTGCTTATCATTACAAACTCAAGGAAACCGACCCTGAACGCCTCAAAGCATATCGCCATCAAGCCTATTTGAACCGTAAAGCACGACTCCAAGCACAGCAAGATGATCAGAAAACGGAACAATCTCAATAAAAATTATTTTTATTTTATCAAAAAAATAAAAATAGATAAGAAAAATTATCTAACTTAAAGATACAGAGTATACATAAATTAGAATGCCTCTCCGACGAAAACCCGATCCTCCGGATAAACCAACCGGTGCAAACTGTAAGCAGGAGAAAACTCCTTATCGAACCATCAAAACATCACTAAAGTCCATCATCAAGAACCCAGAAATCCATCAGAAAATCAATGAGTTAGTTCTTCGCATTAACCCAATCGTAATTGATACTTATCAGTTTATTCGACTCTATTGTCTTCATTTATACCATAACCAACGTCCTATTCCTGACTTGGATTCAACCTTTATTTCCTACTGTATGTTGGCGATGGGAGAACGAGATGCTCGTGGTCGTCAACCTCTGCAAACGGGAGTTGTGAAAGATCTAAATCATTTCTATCAAACCGAGTTCCAGCCCATCTTTAACCATACCAAGTTTGATTTGAAACTGTTAACCTACCCGTTGTCATACATTCAGCAAACCATGGAAACATGCTTAACCGTCAATGTCAAAGAACATTTTTGTAAACGACTCCTTCGTTTTATTAACATCTTTGCAGAAAAGTATTATGATGAAACAGTTGGAAGTGAAGTAGAACACACGGAAGAATATATTAGATCCAAACGAGAAACCATCTGGAAACTAAAGAAGGCGATGATGGAGAACAAACCTGACGATATTCCTGTCTGTCTACGAAATTGGTATAATGAATATCGTCCCAAGTTATATCCTCAAAATATTACCAAGACCATTCCTTATGATTGTCAGGTTCAACCTTTTCGGTATATCGTCCATTCCATCTACATGAACCAATGTTATGAGGAGTATAACAACGCAATTCGTTCTAAGTTGATGGATGCTTCTCCCATGGAAGCAAAAGAGTTAAATGGTCAAATCATTAAGTTGTTTCAACCTTTATCCTTATGTAGTTCATGTATACCCAAGTATATCACTTTGGATACTGCTACCTTAATTAACCTTTTTGCAGAGAAAGGGGCAAAAGGCAATCTACTAAAAAAGGTATCTGAAAACCAAGAACAAGTATGGATGACCCACTTTAAGATGAACAAGAAAATCTTTACCTCCAAGGACTATGTATTCAACTATACTCTCCAAACAGATGGCGTAGGAGTATCCTTATTGTTCAAGCACAAAACCTTAGTAGATAAAAAGTATGGTTCCAAGGTCAAGGAAGTAGATACCAGTATACCCTATATCGATGACTGTTCAGAAGAACAATTGGAAGTTCTCAAAACCAAGAAAATCATCACTGCTGATCCAGGCAAGTTGTACCTTCTGTATATGATGGACGATGAAGGAAATGAATTAAAGTATTCGTGTAAACAACGGGATACTGAAAGTTTAGCAAAACGAAATCGTCGTATTAAATTAACGAATAAAAAGCGAAGTGTTCTGAACCATCAACTCAATGAGAATTGTCCTAATATTATTGAGTGCGAAACGGAACTAAGTGCTTATTGCTCTAATACAGTAAACATTCAATTGTTCAAAGACTATATCAAGAAGAAATATGAGGTAAACATGAAAGTAAAGACGTATTATGAAGCGGACCTTAATCGTAAAATCAATTGGAGAACCAAGGTATACCGTCAGAAGAGTGAAGATAAGTTTCTTCATCGTATTGAAACCCAATTTGGAAACAAGGAAGACATTGTAATATGCATAGGTGATTGGAGTGCCAAACAAGGATCGTGTATCAAAGGTGCTTCTACGATGGGCATAGGTTTGAAACGATTAGTGAAAAAATGTTATACAACGCTCCTTCTGGATGAGTATAACACCAGTAAGAAATGCTGTCATTGCTGGAAGGACATTAGTAATATCACTATAGATGGAAGTAAAAAGTTCCGTTTATTGGGATGTAAGCACTGTAGAAACGATAAGGAAGAACACATTGGTAGTCCCGAAGACGAACCTAAATCAATGTTTCAATCGTATCGTTTCTTTACCAGAGACAAGAACAGTTGTCTCAACATGTTAGGAATCGTGAAGCACATGATTTATAACAAAAACAAACGACCTACGGAATTTATCCGAGGTTAATACATTACTATCCTTTACTCTTTCGAGAGTAATCAAAAGGTAGTATATCAGTTGATTTTACTATACTTCAATGTATAACCTTTGGCAGAAATGAACTACAAGTGAGTTCGTTTCTCGATATTTTAATGCTTAAAATCGGCGTTTTAAATGTCCAAAGGTGTAAGAAACGGGCTCACAAACTCCACCTCCACTTCCCCCTCGACAATCCGCCCCACTGTGTCTTTCCCCATCTCCGTTTCCACGCTCACCACCCGCACCATCATTTCCACATCGCCATCCACCACCGCATACAATAACCCCTCCTGTACGGAATGAAGATTGACCATGGCCCGTTCCACACACTCTCGCAAATCAATCTCCATCGCATACGCCTCCTGTACCTCGATGACCACCTTGGTTGCCACAGGAATATCTGCGATTAACACAGGGTCAAATCGCACCTCTCCCCCATGATACCACATCATATCCAGTATCCACTGCGGCACATAGATGGTGCACGTATCATGCATGTGCATCCCACCTAGCGTCACAATAAACGGTCGACCATGTTTCACCGCCTGTAGATTCAAATACAGGACCGACTGGTTTCCAAATTGCTCCATTAATTCATCGAAACAATCGCTCGGCACCAGAATTTCATCCGAAAGCTCGTGCGTTTTGCTTTCCATGTAGTCAGGGCAGTATACCGTGCTTTGCGCAATAAAGGTACCAGGAGCCAGCATGGTTATGTTCTTATTTTTATATCATATGCATCTATTTAATTTCAATTTTTATTTTGGATGTCTATTTTTTTAGAAATCACCCTGATAGAATGGAATCGCTCTCTACACTACGAGGTACTGTTGTCAAAACCATGCCGACCTCGGCGCCCCAGTCTTTATCGGAAGCCTGGGATGACGCCAAACAGATGGCGGGGGCGGCACCCGAGGTTATATCCGAGGCCAAGGCCGTGTACGAGGAAGCCAAAGGTAAGCTAGGTGCCATGTACGAGGAAGCCAATGGCAATGCTCTCACTACTATCAAACAGCTCGACCGCGTCTCCTGCTTTTGCCCACAGACCAAAGACCGCTCCACCTTTGAAACCATTCTCGAAAACATTAACCTGCCCGAGGTCCAAAAACAAATTCTCCAGTCACGCTACATCGACATCATCGAAAACTTTCGACGACGCGTGGCTCGATACTCCTGTATGTTTCATATGGGGCACATCATTATTACAGTAGGCTCGCTCTTTGTTCCCGCTCTCCTGTCCATTCAAAACTCCAATGCCGCCACGTCCTTCGGCAGCTCCATCAGTACCCAAGTCTACTGGGCTACGTTCGTGGTTTCTCTCCTGGTTACTATCTTTAATGGTATCCTGACGCTCTTCAAAATTGATAAGAAGTACTACTTCCTCAATACGACCTTGGAGCGTCTTCGCACAGAGGGATGGCAGTATTTCGGGCTCACGGGACGGTATGGAGGGCACCTGATTGGTGACCAAACCCCGACCCATGTTAACCAATTCATCTTTTTTACGCATCAGATTGAGAAGATTAAGATGAAACAGGTGGAAGAAGAGTACTACAAGTCGGATGAGAAGTCGGACCAAGCGCCAACTAGTGCAGCCGCAACCCAGAAGTCCAGTGAATTGTATCCACCATCCCTGAATCAACCGATTGCCACACTGGACATTCCTGACCCCGTCAAAGAGGCGGTCAATACACTGATTCGCTCTCATAAGATAATAGATTCGAACATGGACGGCTCAAAACTAGATAGGGTAAAAAACAATCAAGAAGCCGACCAGGATTCCTTACAAAATATTGTCATTTCACATGGCCACGAATAATGCGTCCAATTAGCAGTAATGCCTCGTAAGAGTTATAAAAGGCATTATAACCGTAGTAAACGAAGTACGTATCGTAAGAGAAGACATTCCTATAAGGGTGGTGTCGAGATGCAGTCGCGTATGCGACTGCAGTGTCATCCTCACCGTGGTGGTGAGGTCAAGATGCAGTCGCGTATGCGACTGCAGTGTCAATGCGACCCCACCTGTCCCCATCCTCCCCTTCCTACCTCGCCCTTCTGTGCCCAGCATGCTACCTCTTGTCCGAGGAAGGCGCCGTTGAGCGGGTCCGAGCCCATCTATGACCCCAGCGCCTATAATAAGTACAAAGGCATGAAAGATGCACAAAACTGCTTTGCCTATGCATTTAATTACAGAAAACTCCCCAAATCCTGTACAAAACGGAAGTGCCCCGAAGCCTTTCCTCAGCCCGGTCGCAAAAGTGGTTACCCCAAATGGTCCAACGTTGATGGCAAACGCTGTCCTGACCTCATGGCTCGCGTTCTAGGCGACGTGCCAGGTATAACCCAGACTACCTTTATCCAGAAGTGCCCCAAACGCACCTATAAAATTGCCATGGTTACAGATGAAGACCAAGACTATCACTTCTACCGACAAGACAGCAACAAGTACTGGTCACATAAACCAGGCGCCACGGATGTAATCAGCAGAGATGCCACCGACCGTCCTATCTATGACCCTGCACTGGCATCGCGCGCCTATCCCACATCAGGATTGGATTATGACAACTTTTGCGGATACATGTGTGTGCCTGCAACGAGAAAACGGATTACATTGCGACGCAGTGGAGGAGGGGGCCATCCTCGCTATGCGAGTCCTCCCCCTTAAACCCCCTGTTCATTCGTAATGTTCCACTGTCTAGGGGGGCATCCTCGCTATGCGAGTCCTCCTCCTTAGACCCCTTGTTCATTCGTAATGTTCCACTGTCTAGGGGGGCCTAACCATCAAAGCCATCCACTGTATAGATGTTACGCACCCTTGCCGCCATTCTCTTCGGTTTCCTACCTGTGTTTTATGCGGCTCCTGTATGTCAGATTCTCGCCCTTAGCGGTGGCGGTTCCTTCGGCGCCGTCGAGGTCGGCATTCTCGACGCCCTGACCCATCAGAAACGCATCCCTCCTACTTTTGACCTCATCACAGGTGTCTCCGCAGGTGGCCTCAATGCCGCCGTCTTATCCTATCACGATACCACCATGGCCGCCCTCCCCCTCATGGTCAACATGTACACCAACCTCCGCACCGCCCATGTCTATTACACCGACCTCCTCCACCTCCAGACCGCCTGGAGCATCTTTAACAACTCCCCACTTGAAGCCACCCTGCGATTCCTCTTCAAATCACTCCCTGTACCCAAGGCACCGCCACAGACGCTGATTGGCGCCAGTAATCTCTATACAGATGAACTCGACATCTTCACCTTCCATGAACTTGCCTTTGAAGACCAGATGGACGTACTGATGAGTACCACGGCCATCCCTGTAGTCTTCCCGCCACGAAAATACAACGGGACGTTGTACATTGATGGTGGTCTGATTAGCAATGAAATTATTACAGAGGCCATGAGCTACCGAGACTGCTCATTTTATAATGTGACGTTCATCAGTGCCCGTGCGGAGTATCATGCCATTACACCGACGACCTTTCTCTCCTATCTGAAAACGGTCATTGACATGCTACTACATACATTTGACTCGGAACTCGCTCGTGGTAGCCACTCGTGTCCGCATCCCAAAGGAGAAATACATGCCTGCTATCCGACCGATGACGCCCTGGCCAATTACAGTGTACTGGATTTTGACCATGGTCAGGCATTGTATGAGTCTGGGAAGAAGCATCATGTGTGTATGGCTTACCCCTTATGTTAGAAGAGGGGGACAAACTTGCTTCGCAAGTTCTCCCCCTTAAACCCCCTGTTTGATTGTATCCGCTTTAAATGTCCTGTTTGATTATATCCGCTTTAAATCCCCCCTGATTGTATCCGCTTTAAATCCCCCCTGATTGTATCCGCTTCGCGGCCTTATTTCGCCCGTTCCATCAGCCATTGAACCCCGAACTTCGCTATCACTCGATTGCCAGGATTCAGAATATGCAGTGCCTCTACACAATCCATCCGCTCTAACGGATGAATTGCGCAGAGACCTCGTAGCACAGGCAGCAGTTTCATCTTCACTGTATTCCATATGCCCTGAAATTGCGGCCACTGTGACAAGTGAGAAATCAGTTGCACCACATTGGCCCCAATGGCCCAGCTGTCAATGACAGGCCAGAATTCATGAAACCAGTGTACCAAATTATTCTTCTGTTCCGCTTGTGCCTGTGAGGAGATATATGCATAAAAGGCATCCATCTTTGATTTCATGTCTTCCATGGAAAACCCTAGCACAGACGCCATCTTCTTGGTAAACTGTCGTTTGTACAAGATATCCTGTGCCACTTTCTCGTAGGTTAGGATTATCTTCCGACTACTGTGCACACGTTGTAATGCATTCATCAACACATAATCAGGCGGCAACTGCATCAGTGTCGGACTATATTGGTGCGTCAAGTCATTTGTCG